GCCTTCAATCTTTTCCTGAATGAGAGGCTGCTTGTCGCAGGAGGCGTACTCATGGAGAACACCCATATACTTCCAACCAATACCGGTCTTGAAGATTTGGTTGCGCCACCAAATGCAACCGTCCCGACCGCACTTCAGAGCGTAGCCATCGCTTGTGAGATTCTTGTTGTTGGGATACTTGAAGTTTCCCACGATGCGGTCATCCGCATCAATCATCCAAGCGTAGTCCGCCTTGCCGTCACACAGCGCAAGTGCTTCGCTACGGTTGTGACCAAAGTTGACCCACGGACGCTCAATGAGTTCGCCCGGAATACCCTTCTCCGCAAAATACTTGGTGATGAGTTCCTGTGTTCCATCGGTAGAACCCGTGTCCACAATCACCCAGTAGTCAATATTCTGCCAGATGGAATCCAAGCATTCATGGATAATGTGCGTTTCGTTTTTGACGATCATTGAGAGGCATACTGTAGACATTCACGATTCTCCTGTGCAGTTATGTATGAGACTTGATCCACTCTTGAACTTTGATTTGCGGAACCCAACCAAAAAGAGTTTTTGCCTTGTTGGTGTTTGCAAGGGTGTGTCGTGCCTCGCCTTCGCGTGGTGGGATATGAGTTTTTTCTCCTCCAACCATATTAGCAATTTCATTAATAGAGTGATTTTCTCCCGAACCAATATTGAAAATCTCTCCCCACTTCCATAAGTTATATACGATGTTATTTGTAACCACATATTCAGGAGGGATAAACTCAGCAGCAAGCAGATTTGCTCTAGCAACATCTTTCACATGGACAAAATCTCTGCGCTGTTCTCCATCACCAACTACGGTAATTAGTTCCCCTGCATCCTTCTGACGCATGAACACGCCGATCACTGGAGCATACTGACCGCGGATGGGAGAACGCTCACCGTATACATTGAAATATCGGAAGATGATTGTCTCTAACCCAAACATCATGGAGTACATTTTACACAAGTCTTCTCCTGCAATCTTGGTGAACGCATACGGATTCAAGCAATCCAACGGCATGGTTTCAACCATTGGTGGAGAATTCTTCAGTCCGTAACACGCCGAAGTGGACGAATATATTACTCGTTTTACTCCTGCTTCACGGGCACACTGTAGCACAACTCCGGTTCCAAGCGTATTTGTCCGAACAGCACGAACAGGATCTTCAATGCACGGCTGAATGCGAGATTCCGCAGCAAGATGAAAAACTACATCCACGCCATCGTATAGATGACGAGTAGCAGCATAATCACAAATATCTAATTTGTGGTATGCGACTTTTTCGTTGTAATAGAACTGCTCGTTGCAGTCTGCTGACTCATTATCTATCACCAATACATCGTGACTGTTTTCGATCAGCATATCAACCAGTGTTGATCCAATGAATCCCGCTCCACCTGTTACAAGTGCTTTCATGGCTTTCCTTTATAAATGGTTCAGAACAGAACCTTTGATCCACTCTTGTCTATACCAAAAGGCAGTCTCCAAAATCCACGAGACTTCATAAATTGCTCTAGTTGTGCGTGATTCTTGTTTACATACAACATCAGGAACCCACCACCACCCGCACCAATGATCTTGCCGCCAAGAACATTGTGATCGCGCTTTACTTCTTCGTAGATGTCATCAAACTTTCCAACCGTGATCTTGGACGATAACTGCTTCTTGAGTTGCCAGTACTTGTCCATCAGGATTCCGTACTCGTCAAAGTTGCATGACTCAATAAGTTCTAGACTCTTGTATCCGTACTCCTTGACTGTGTTCAAGATGGACTCGGTGTTGCCGCCCATCTTGTTCTGTTCGGATAGGATGTCGGAGGCATTCCTGAATGTGTCCAAGGAATACACCTGAAGATTGGACATGAGCAAGTATAAGTTTATGTCACTGATCTTTACTGGTCGAACAGATACTTGTCCGTCCTTCGCAATGTCAAACACTGTCATGCCACCGAATGCAGAAATATACTGATCCTGCTTTCCAACAGGCTCACCCATTTGATCTATTTCAATATGGCAAGCCTCTTCGGCAAGTACTTGTGGTTCTGTGTTTAGTCGCTTGTACTCGCGCAGTGCATTCAAGAAGCCAACCAAAAAACTGCCTGACGAACCCAATCCGCTGTTGGATGAGATATCAGCACAAGTGCTTATCTCAAGTCCACGGTGGATACCGTGATGCAGCAGAGCATATCGCGCCCGATCATGTTTAAGTTCATATACATCTGCAACATTCTCGGTGGTAGAGTACCGCATCTTCAGCCGGTTTTCGATGATGTCAGGCTTCAGCGTGATATACAGGTATTTGTCTATTGCCATAGAGACAACAAACCCACCGTTTTTTGAATAGTAAGAGGGGAGATCAGTCCCCCCTCCTCCTATAGTGAACCGAAATGGCGTTCTGGTCACGATCATAGAGTATACCCTGATACTGCGGCATCATCGTAGAACATCTTAACAGTTTCAAGAGAGTACTGTGTGAGATCCTTGTTCTCCAACTTGATTTTGTTCATTAGATCGGTTGTTACCGTGATGATATGACACCCGATGCGATCTGCTTCATAAATGTTGTATGCCTCACGGGAACTTGCCCACAGAGTCTTTACATTCGATGGCATGATCTTCAGGGCGTGTTGTACGATTGGCTTGGGATCAACGCCAGTATCAGCAATCCGCCCCGCAAAGATGGAAAGAATAGCCGGAGTGCTTCCGATCATACACGGAACCAATTCGTCAATCTGTTCGGGCGTGAACACTGCTGTGACATTAACGGGGATGCCGTCATCAAGCAATTCCTTGATTAGAGACTTGGTAGACTCGCCCTTGGTGTTGGTTACGGGAATCTTCACATACACATTCTTGCCAAACGAGGCGAGAATACGGGCTTGTCGATTCATCTCGGATAGATCGTCAGCAAACACCTCAAACGACACAGGAAGATCGGTGATGACCTCGGTAACTCCCTTCACGAAATGAAGGTAGTTCTCCACCTTTGCCTTACGCATGAGAGAGGGGTTCGTGGTGAACCCCGAAACCCACTTGTTGTTGCGATATGTCTTGATCATCTCCAATAGATCGGAGCCGTCTGCGTAAATTTCAATCTTCATTTTATTTTCCTACAAGTAGGTTCACAATCAAATGCCACACAATGCCCTGCCATTCCTCGGCATGAGGAGTGATTCTATCAGGATGCACCACAGGAATCAAGACACAAACATCGGATTTTTCCTTGCAATATCCACCATCCCTGCTGACAACCGAAAGAACCTTTGCCCCGACTTCCTTTGCCAAATCAACAGACCGCACAAGATTCTGTGATGTGGTAGTCGATCCACCACCAACGGAAAATAGGATGATGGCATCCTTTTCGGAGAGGTTAGAAACCTTGAGCCAGTTGGAATAGGAGGTATCCCACCCATCATCATTGACTCGGGCAGTCAATTCTGAAACATTGTCGGATACAGAGTAACTTTCGATTCCCAGTATCTTGCGAAAGTCATTGACTGCGTGTGAGGCATTTCCTGCACTACCGCCAACACCAAGGAAGAACAGTCTCCCCTTGTTTGCGCGGACTTCTTGAATTCGATCTGCAAAACCGACAAGCGCATCCACTGAAATAGTATCACAGATCCGCTTCACTTCATCAAGATAAGAATTCACATATTGATTCATGGTTTATCCCAACTTCACATTTTTAAAAATCATTCCGTTTTCAGCAAAGTAGAATCCCCAAGGAATATCTGATGAATGTGCTTTGTAGTGTTTCTCTAGCAGATACTTTGCGTTTTCCGCTGCTGGTCCTCTGTATGGTTTATCTGGTGCAGGATTTCTCCAATCTTTAATCCATTCCAAAAAATCAGAATTATCTATTTTGCTTATCTCTCTGCACTCATTAGTGAACGGCTCCATGAGTTCGAATCCCCATTTATGGAATACATCAATCCAATATTGTGGTAGTTGGCAATTAACATGATGATATCCTCCCTGTCCCGGAAGACCATGAGTCATGGCAACATACTTACAATTACTAAAAGTCTCCATAAAGTTGTCAACATATTTTTCATCTATATGTTCCACACACTCTATGCACCATGCAAGATCATATGGTTTATTGAGAGAGTATTTTCCTGTGGTGTAATCATGCCACACGATATCATTTGGCAACAGAGACAGTTCTACAACTTTTTGCGAACCTTCAATTCCATGTACCTCACAATTCAATGATTCTTTAAAATACTTGGTGTGAAATCCGAAACCACATCCAAGATCGACAACACTTTTTACATTTAGTGTATCGACTATGTGTTTCCACATTTTTGGTAGTTCCGTAACCGGATCTCCGTATATGTTACACCCACCAACATGATCATCTACAAAGGTAACTGGTGTTGGTCCTTGTACATTCTCACTATACTTTTCCCAATTTACTTTGGATTCAGATTTGTTCATTTTATTCCTCAATGATAAAGCAAGCCTGCGAGTAAGTACTTGGCTGATACACCACACAAGTATACTTGTGCTTTGTAGCAAGTAGAAATTCTGCAAATGCCTTGATCTCATGTATCCGATAGTCGGGATAGTCGCACAACTCATCAAACATAATCATTGTGCCAGGAACAATTCGTGGAGCAAGAAGGGTCAGAACAGTCTTTGTAGAACTGTATAGATCCGCGTCAAGATGAACAAAATCAACATTTTCGGGATGTGTCTTGAGGAATTCCTCAAGAGTGTCTTCGTAATATCCCTTGATCAATTCGATGTTTGGTTGCCACGGAACAAAAGTGCTTTCTGATGAAATTGCCAGCGGAGGAACCACGCCACCAACATCAAACTTACCCTTTTCGTTTTGATGATCCCATACTTCAGGAAGCCCGGAGAAGCAATCGAATCCGTAGAACTTTTCGTTGGGCTTCATGGTTGCAAAATGCTGCAAACTACGACCCTGATATACACCAAATTCCATCCACAAACCACCACTCTTTCGAGGATGGTTCATACACTCTACCCGATACGAAATACCGTGGTGATAATCCTGACGATGAATTACCTTTGCGTTTCTCGTTGCGGTGAGAATTTCTTCAATCTTGGCTTCCAATTCAGTAGTCACTTGTTCGTTCATAATAAACACCTTTCTCGTAAATTGCTTGAAGACCAACCATGCGATCTATCGTGATAGTAAATGTTGGTACAGTATGTATAGCCTGTTATTGGCTTGTCTCGGCAGTCAGATCCCAAAATCCGAATGTTTGGTTTTATAGTTTCCAACAGGATTTCCAAATCGAGTTCAGTTTTGTATACCACAATTTCGTCCACATATTTTACCGTCTGCAATTGAACATATCGCTCTTCCAATGACTGTATTGGTTTGTTTTTATGTGGGCGATCAATAGTTGGATCTTCCTGTAGAGCAGCAATCAAATGGTCGCACACAGATTTTGCGTCCTTCAAATATAGGCAATGCCCTGCGTGAAGCAGATCAAAACAACTAGCAACAAACCCAACCACTTTGATGCCCTCGGCTTTTCTCCATATGCTTGCTGTTACTGCCTTGTCGTCAACAAACAAATCGTAACTGGGTTTACCGCTGTCAATGAGTGTATGATATTTTACTCGCCACTCTTGGAGTTGTCGAACATTCAATTCGTGATGATTGATCCCTGACGATGAACCTCTTGCCGTGAAAATTGATATGTTGTGTCCTTCTTCATATAAGGAGTTTATGCGGCGCACAACATCCATGTAGGGAACCGCTTCTGCATATCTTTTTGCTGGAGTTGCACAGATGGTTCCATCCAAGTCAAAACAATAGTTCATGCTAGGCTCTCGTAAAGGTCTAGAATATTTTGTTCTACAGTCTTGTAGCAGTACTTGTCATTATATCTCTGAAGTGCAAGATGACTCTTTTCTTTTCTGTAAGATTCGTTTTCTCGCAGAACAAGCATTTCTTTTGCATACTCTTCTACGCTATGAGCCATTTTACCACAGCCTTGAATTTGTTCTTCGTGACCCATGTTCTGCGCGGGATGCGTGATCACAGGAAGACCGTGATACAGTGCTTCCGTTATGGACGCAGAACAAACTTCTCCGTCCGATCTTGCATGGGCATATACATCCAAAGCACTCAAGAAATCGTGAATATCTTTTGCGTCAGCAGAAAAATCAACAAATATCACATTCTTCAGGTTTAGTTGTTCAGCAACTTTACGATAAAGATTTGATCCACCAAGAACCAAAAAATAAGTGTTGCTATTTTGAATTTGAGAATATGCCATGAGAGCAACAGGAGAAAATATTCCATCATCATTTCTCTGATGAATCCCATACACAAACGCATCTTCGGGGATTCCGTATTTCTGTCTAGTTGTAACCGGAAATGTATCAGGAACATATACTAGTCCGGGAATGATGTGCATTTTTGACACATCTCCACCGCTTTGAACCCACATATCTGCTTGCCATTTGCAAAGCAAAATACTAGTTTGAACTTTGCTTACACGATCACAGAGTCCACCGTGAATACTATCAACCAACTTGGCTCCTCGAATTTCTGTGAAAGGAAACTCTGGAAATCCATATCTAGCAGTTTGAACAACATCATATTGTGATGGATCAAAAACATCCCATATATTACTATTGATCCATGTTTTTTGATTGTTGTCGTAAAAATCCAAATGGATAGGTATAGTCTTTATTCCATGCGATTCTACATACTGCTTTCTCACATCTGAATTTTCAGGATGTCTCCATGATGTTCCGATCATCGGAGCATTATTTGTGTAATAGTAGTCTACATCGTGTTTCTTCTTCAGCACACACGCCATTGTTTGGAGATACTTCTCTGTTCCACCACTTCCCAATCCCGCAAATTTGATGCACGCTATCTTCATACTTTTCTACTTTCAAAAAACTTGTCTAGGATGACTTCAATGTAGTTGATATGCTCGTCCCGAACCACCGGACTAGTCCCCAAAAAGAATGTGTTAGTGGTTGCCTTAGTTGCATTTGGGTATATCTTAACGGGATCTCCATCGCACAGATGAACATATCCTGGTTGCAGTAGAATGTTTCCGCCAAAATAGTTTCGGGTCTGTATCTTGTGTTCTTCAAAGAACATGGTGAGTTCCGTGCGCTTGAATCCAACACCATCCTTAACGGTTACGGGAAACGCAAACCAAGCAGGATCAGCACCTTCTGTGGCAACAGGAAGCACAAACTTGTCCCGGTACTTGGAAAACACAGAATACAACCTTTTGTAGTTGTGCTTTCGCTTTTCGATGATGGTGTCTAGTTTGTCCAACTGTATAAGACCCATTGCTGCCTGTAGGTCTAGGGGCTTCAGATTGTATCCAATTTCCTCGTACACATACTTGTGGTCGAAAACCTCATCGGGCAGAGCAGGCAACCAATTGCTGAACCGCTTCTTGCACATACCGTTCTTTAGGCAAGCAGCAGCCTTGCCGCTGCAATAGCAACCCCGTCCCCACTCCCGTAGACTCTTCACCACCATTTCCTGTTCCTTGGTGTTCGTGGCAACAAATCCACCTTCTCCGAGAGTTATGTGGTGTGCAGGATAGAACGAGCAACTTGCCATCTCTCCAAACGAACCAAGGGGCTTTCCCTTGTATGTACTGCCAAGGGCATCACAGCAGTCTTCCAACAAGATCAGGTTATACCGCTTTACGATATCCATCACCGCATCCATGTTCGGGGGATTGCTTAACACATGGGCAAAGATGAGTGCCGAAGCACCGTTCTTCGCGGCTGCTTCCAGTTGATCAATATCCAAATTCAAAGTATCCATCTCAATGTCGATGAACACGGGAGTGTATCCGTTCTGAATGATGGGGTTAATGGTGGTGGGGAATCCTGCAACCGGGGTGATGATTTTGGATCCTTTGGGCAGCGCATGGAGTTTTCGAGAACCAAGAGCAGATACCATGAGCAGATTTGCACTTGAACCGCTGTTGGTCAAGCATCCATGCTCCTTGCCTAGACGAGTCGGAAACTTGTTTTCAAATCGGATACCGTTCTCTCCGAGGGCAAACCACCCCTCCATCAAGCAGCGAACCACAGCAATGTACTCGTTCTCGTCCAAGTACGATCCTGCGTATTGAACCCAATCTTGACCGGGAATCCAATCCTTTCTTTTGGATTGTACCAACTCGGTTATGAGTTGTTCCAACAACTCCTGCTTCTTTTCCAATCGTATAGTCAGTTCCACCATTTCAATATCCCCTTTGCGTTATGTGGATGCCATCCCAAAGCGTTGATCTTATCAGTGTTTAGAGAATAGCGCAAGTCTTGTCCCCACCGATTCTCCACAAACTGAATATTTTCATCACCCTTGTCGAACGAGGACAGAAGATCACGAACCACTTCCAAATTGGTCATGTGGTTGTTTGCTCCAATATTGTAGACTTCGTTCTTTACACCCTGTTCGATTAGGTAATAGATTGCGTCCACATTGTCCTTCACATAAATCCAATCCCTGATATACGACCCATCTCCATGCAGAGGGATCTTCTTGCCGGTTTCGATGCATTTTATACTCTTTGGTATGAGTTTTTCGTAGTACTGTCTTGGACCGTAATTATTTGAACTTCGTGTAATCAAATAATTTAATCCGTATGTACGATGATAAGCAAGCACGAACATCTCGGCTGCTGCCTTGGATGCAGAATACGGATTACTTGGCGTTAGTTTATCAGTTTCGTAAAACGAACCATCAGGTCTGTCACCGTAAACCTCGTCTGTGCTGATTTGCACAAATAGAGGACGCTCATGCGTTTGTTTTCCCCGAATGATTTCCAACAGATTGTGTACGCCAATCACATTACTTTTTAAGAATGGATTGGTATCGTTGATTGAATTATCAACATGAGTCTCTGCTGCAAAATTTATAACAAGATCACAAGAAGGCAAATGTGAAATATCACAAATGTTCTGCTTGATGTGTTTATAATTTGGATGCGAATCGAAAGGCAGTGAATCATAAGAACAGTAACTCATGCAGTCAAAATCAATGACTGTATTTCCTTCCTTCAGAGCCTTCTCAACGAAATGACTACCAATGAATCCACGCCCTCCTGTCACGATCAGTTCCATGATGATCCTTTCATTACAATTCTAAAATTCGATCTACTGCCTCAAAGGTATTTATGGACGGCTTGTAACCATAAGACAGGAGTTTGTCATTATTCAAACACACATCTTGCACCTGAACCACTTTATGAAAATGAGGAGCCTCAATAGAAATCAGTTCGGAAGAAGATCCCAACTTCTCTTTGCTGTATCTGATTATGGAGCCAATAGAATGCGGATCCCGATTGCTGATGTTTATGATCTCATTTGTTGGGCTATTGTCTATGCAACACTTTAGTGCCCTGCAAGTGTCTTCCACATACATGAAGTCTCGTATATTTGAACCATTGTCGTATAATTTTACTGGCTCATTTTTCTTGAGCAGTCCGATCATATGTTGAACAGCATTCTTCTTTGGGGATGCTTTCATATCACCTTCACCAATGATATTGGTCAGTCTTAAAATGCGATATTTCAATCCAAAGGTATTGCAATAGCACATGAGCATTTGTTCGGCTGCTCGTTTAGTAATGGAATAAAATCCCGTTGGATCGCATGGAACTGCTTCATTGGTATCCATAGTGCAGTTCATTCCATATACAAACCACGAACTCACAAAATTGAAAACCATGTTGTTGTTCTTAGCGCGACATTCCTCAAGAACATCAATCAACTTGTTCAAATTAGTGTCGATGTCCTGGTGTGGATCTGTGAAAATATTGTAGTTGTGTACAGTACTTATGAAATACAGTATATTGTCTGATTCGGGAGCATTTTGTTGCTTTGGGATTTGATAAGAATCGGGATACATGGAACAAAAACGAGATCCGACAAATCCACTAGATCCATATACAGAGATACCTGTATTCATTTTAGATTCCATATTCATCTTCAATAGGCAATTTACCCATCCACTCTGCGCGAGAATCATATTGTCTGTTTATCTGATCCAATCTTCCATTTATGATATGATCGCAAGTCTGTACAAATAAATCAACATTTTTTGCAAATCTAGTTTGATATAGATGATACATTTTGTTGTCGTAAATAGTTCCTATTCCATAGTATCCGTATCCAGATAGCCTCCAAATCCCGCCTTGTGGAATCCCCTGAAACGAGGTCGGAAAATTCATCTTGATTCTCTTTTCATGGCTAACTGCTGCTCTAGTAATTTGTTGTCCTATATCAGACATACTAGTATCTACTGCACTGGGTTTTCCTATCTCCTCATACATCTTCCGACTGATCACAAAGAAGGAAGGAGCGCAAAACAAATCGTGCTTTGCCTTGATGCAGTTTGTTACTTGGGCATTTCCAACAAGATATCCATTCATGCAATGATTGATAGACTCATCAAATGCTTCTCTGCTCAATGGAACGCAATCGCTGTCTAGGAATACAAAAATATCAGAATCGTGGTTGTTCAAAATCCAATCAATAAATGCTCCATGATTGATGTTTTCTTCTGTGTATGTGACAGGAATACCAAAATGCTCCATTACCTTCCGATGACTTTCGGAAATTTTAGGATCATTATTTTTCCATCGCAATGTGTGTACTGATGCTTTCATATTTTTTCCGTAAGTAGAGTTTTACACCGAAAAGGAATTGATTCCGTCAATCACCTTGGAAATCTCTTCATCAGTCAGGAACGGATGCATTGGAAGACTAACAAGTTGTTCCGAATATGCAATCGTATTAGTGTTATTGACATCTGAAGGGAAAGCCTTTGTCTTTTCGATTGGAATAGGATAGTGAATAAGAGTAGGAATTCCAAGATCCGACAGATGCTTCATAAACGCTTCTCTGTGTTTTGTAAGAATTGGATAGATGTGATATGTGTGATACTCACAGTAATCCGCTTTCTTTGGAAGCACGATGTGGGCGTTGTTTATACGAGCAGAAAACTGTTCTGCAACTCGGTTTCGGCTTGCATTCCACGAATCCATGTGCTGTAATTTTTCATTCAAGATGACGGCTTGAACGGTATCCAATCGGGAATTCCATCCAATCACATCGTGTTGATACTTGATCACCGATCCAAGATTTCTCAAATACAGACACCGTTGTGCTATATCATTGTCATTCGTCACAATGATTCCTGCATCTCCGGCTGCTCCCAAGTTCTTTCCGGGATACAAGGAGAACGCAGAAACTTCACCGTACTGTCCGACCTTCTTGCCCTCACTACTGACTGTTCCGTGGGCTTGAGAGCAGTCCTCAATCATCTTGAATGCATAGCGAGACTTCATATCCATCAATCTGACCATATCACAGCAGTGCCCGTACAGATGTACAGGCATTACCACTAGATTGTCGTAATGTCCACTATCGCGCTTCAAAGAATTTTCCAATACCGAACAGTCCATTTGGAAATATGAATCGCAGTCTATGAGTTCGTATTCGTAATCCTGCTCAAGAGAAAACACAACCCCCAAAAGAGTTGCAATGTATGTGTTTGCAGGAACATAAAACTTACTCTTTCCCTTGAGATCCAAAGCACGAACGCAGATTTTTAGTGCATCCGTTCCGTTTGCAACACCTATTGCGTGTGTGTTTCCATTCCACGCAGCAAATGCTTTTTCAAAAACGGAAACAGGAGAACCAAGAATGAAGTTTCCAGTTCTCAAAACATCAACCAGTTTTGGAAGAGCAGCGGTTTCGATTGCTGCCCACTGCATCGACAGATCATTGAATTTCATAATCAAGAGTCTCCATTATCTTTAGTGTCAAATTTTTCTGATACTGCAACTTCTCGGGTTCAGTATGTAGGAAGGCATTGATAGAGTTCACCAGCGGAAGTTCTTTTTCGTGGAAAACAAATGGCTTTCCCTCTATCGTAAGAGTTTGTGTTATATCATCCCACAGAATAACACCATTCTCAAATTCAAACACACATCCACGATCCTTTACAGCGTGTTCCCAACTAGAGTGAATCGTGCATATAGTGTTGTCTATATCGTACACAGCAAAGAAACTGTCGTCTTGAACGGACTGCTTGTTAGCCTTGTACGAAGAAGAACATACCTTCGTGACACTCGCATTCAAACCTATGATATGAAACAGAATAGAGAGATCATGGGAAGACAAATCGTAAAGGGCATTCACATCGTGCCGAACTGGACCTTTATTCATCCTTCTCATACTGACACTCTTCAAAGCACCAAGTTGGTTTGTTTTCGCAATGGATCGTATCTTGTTTACCTGCTGATTGAACATAAAAACCCAATCAACAAACAAAGTAGTGTCATTCACGGTAGCGGTATTGTACAATTCTACGGATTCATCAAGAGTGAATGACAATGGCTTTTCACAAAACACAGGCACTCCCTTATTCAAGAAGTGCTTGCAAATTTCATAATGCTCCTTGCACGGAACTGCAACAAAAACCTTGTCTACATCAAGATCACCATAGTTCTTGACAGAAGCAATGTCTTCGGGAACATTCTGTTTTTCGCATACGATAACATCATGCTTCATTGATGTCAGGTTCTTGTACAGAATCTTGCCCCAATATCCAAATCCTACTAATCCTATTTTCATATTACTCTCCTATGGTTTTGACTATTCTTGACGGATTTCCAACAACAACACTGTTTGGCGGAACATCTTTGGTCACTACACAACCAGCACCTATGATGGAATTGTCGCCTATAGTAACAGGAAGAATGGTTGCATTGCTCCCGATACGAACATTGTTTCCAATGCGCGTCTTTCTCATAACCCAATCCTGTATTGTTGGAGAATCGAATAGATCATTGATGAACATGACTCCATGTCCAACAAACACACTCTCTCCGATATCTACTCCTTCACACACAAAGGAATGGCTGCTTATTCTGCTGTTCTTTCCTACGGTTGCGTTTCGTTGTATTTCTACAAATGGACCAACGAAAACATTTTCACCTATAGAGCATCCATAGAGATTACAAGGCTGAACTACCTTTGCCGTTTCGTGTATCTTCACATTATTCATGGCTATCCTTACGGTTTGCTTTTTTCAGAGATGACATTTAACCAATACGGAGAATACAGCATCTCCCTATTCCAATCAGTATTCTTTGCCTTTGAAATCAACGAGTCCATGTAAGACTTGTCTAGTAACATTTCTGCTTGTTCCAGGTACACCACTGGAAAGTTTTTGTGCAACCGATCATACATCTCCCCATTGAAAGTGATTGGAATTCGATTCAAGTACAGAACTTCATATATTCGATGATTGTCTCCCGGTCCATTTCCCTGAGCGCATATAGTTGCTTCGTGATTCAGAACTTCACGATAGAACTGCTCAGTGGTCAGTGTTGGTTCCTGCCATTTGATGTGCGGAGAATCAACGGATATCTTTTTTATCAATTCTCTGTGTTCTCGGGATTGGCAATTTTGACGAACTGCAAAATTTGAATACAGTTGATCGCTAATAGGAGACAAACTTGTATCAAATATGCTTAATAGCCTGTGTTTCTCTACGGCATTGTCAGGAATGAACCCGCAATCTTTTCTTTTGCATTCTATGTAATTTTCGATTCCAATAGGTACAATTACGAACTTGTCATAGTTAGGATGATCCTTCGAAACCAAACAATTCTGACAGAAAATCCTGACAACATTCTTGGGAACGATGTCTGCCAATTTTTCGCCAAATGGGTGATACGAATTTCCTATGCAGTAATCAGAGTTTCCGCATATCACAACGCATGGGTTTCCCCATTTCTCTATAGCAGCAAGATCGTAGTGAAGCCAATCTGTTTTAGAGAATATGATAGAGATAGGATTGCTTGTTTCGTGCAACAATGCAAATGAGTTGATGCATATTTGATCGGTTCTTCCCATGATTATCTTAATGTGCTTTTGTACAATCCGCACTGTGAGCCTTGTATGACTAGACTGGGTTCCCACCAGTATACATTATGATTATGCAAATAATGTTGATATCCAATTTCCCAATCAGAAACCAGATGAAACGGAAACCAGGTATCAGACAATTCAGTAATTGCTTTTTTCTTTATGATTATGGAATCAGCACATCTAGAACACGGATGTTCCATCTTGTAACTGAGTTTATCTGCAATTACATTTTTTGGCTTGAGATTACATCCACTTCCAAAGTAAATAGCATCCCAATCACTTGGGGTTTGGGATAGATATTCTTGTAACTTCTTTTCAAAATCTTCGCACAAAACAACATCATCTTCAAATATTATAAAGTAGTCCGACTCTTCTTTTGATAACTGCTGAAACACTTTTCCAAATTTAATAGTCAGAGATATTTCAGGTATCCGCAACTCGTGTTGAGTAGTCATCACTTGGGGAAAAAGACTTTCATAAATCTTCAATTTTGTCTCTGTGGTTTTCCAATCTTCACTCTTGCGACAACAATACTGTTTTATGAGTTGATCGGTTAATTCGTTACCGTCAAACTCTTCATAGAAACTATAGTTTGTAAAATTGTGCTTCTGCATCTGATAGATCATGTTTGCTTTTCTATCAGCAAGGGGTTTATAGTGAAGTATGACCGTTTTTGTGTTGATAGACATTATACGCTCTTTCGATATCAGGGAACCAAGTGCATCAAGAAATCAATGTGCCTCTGTGCGTCACCGTAATACGGACGCAGCAGATGGGAATCCACATAGTGTGTACCTTCAAATACTAGTTGTGGATAGTATTCCCAATGGGAACGATCAATTCTCTGATTCCTTTCAATCTTGCAATCAGTAACAACCTTACCTCCCTTGGCATTATACTGGCGCAGAAGATCCGTGGAATAGAATTCGTCTTGACCCCACTTGCCGCCCCGTTCGTTGCTAGCGTGTTGCAGATGCTGTGCCACATCCCGAATAGGAGCGTATCCATATCCTGCTGCTCCCTTGTTCTTGGTGGAATAGTCCGCTGCCTCAAACTTACGCATCTCGTCAGCAAAATCGTCTTCGAATCCGTACACATCATTAAACACCTTTCCGTTGGCAAGATGGTAGTACGCTGAAATGATATTGAATTCGCTTTTCCAAGTGTCTGTGTTGTTTCCGTAATACCAACCAGAATTCAAGTGAACATACGAATCTGTGCTGTATCGCTCAATACCCGCACCAAAGAACTGCTTTGACAGCGGGATCATGTCAATGTCTCCGGTCAGGCACACCTTGTCAGGATACTGCTTGGTGATCCAAAAGCGACCCCATGTAGCGGAATGATAATCTGCCACACCGTCTACACTTGGAACACGGTGAACCGTGCCGTACTCTTCAGACAATTCAATATTGTCATTTCCGCAGTACAGGAGAACTGGATGAATTCCAAACTTGGTCTTCCAAAACTTGGAAATAGGCTTCCAAAAATCGGAGTAGATGGGAGTGCTGTCGCATGAGAATGTAACAATATCAATCTTCATCGTGGATCTCGCGTATGGTTAATAAACAAATCTGCTTCGGTGGTTTCCTTGTGGTGCAATCCCCATTGTGTAGGGTCAGGTAGTGTAACAACCTGATGCTTCTTTGTCAAGACACTCCAAATAGATTGATCGTGTCGATTGTCTTGGAATCCTGTTTCCACCCATCCGTCCACATTGGGATCGTCTGTTATAAGATGGGGGTTGCAGCAAAGTTTCAAATACTCACGAACCAATCCCTTTGCAAATGCAGTTCCACGGAACACCATGAAACTTGCCATGCGCTGCGGTGTATCGGTGTATTCAGGAGTTTCTGCGTCAATGGTACGAAACACATCGCGCTTTGTCCAGTACTTTTCGGTGTGCCCACCAGACATATTGAATGCCAATACACCGTTTTTGTCCTTTTGGATAGCCTCAAAAATTGGATCCATGCGTTTCACAAAGTATGATCCTGCATCCGCATAGAACAGGATATCGTTTTCACCCATCGTCCAAATAAGACGATCAATGAAATACGGCTTCCACAGCCAATATCCCACACCACGCCGCTGCTTCAGGATGCCTTCGTTTTCGCTCTTGAAGTTGCTGTCAATATCGCCGTCACTCATCTGATGGATGACATTGAATCCTGCTGCTAGTCCTGATTGGCTGTTGTGTACTTGAGATTGCTTGAACTTGTCACCGCTTGCATAATTTAAAAGAATTTTCATGCACTTCCCTGTGGCACCAATGAAGTAGTTGTCTTAGAATCGTACACATAGTTGTGAAGAGGCGCATCAATGTGATGCTCCGTTTGAATCTTGGGATACAGACGCATAAGCCAATCAAAGTCCTCTCCGTGGGATTGCCCGTTCTTTCCGGTCATGGGATTGAAATTCTCGCTCTGTGCAATTTCACGGTTAAACGCACACATATGATACGGAGGACGCTTGATGTCTCCAAGTAGACCACCCTTTTCGGAATCGCGCCACAATACTCCGTGAGGGTTTCCCATACCAAATTCCACATTCATGGGTTCGCCGTCAATAGAACAGAACTGATTAAACGAGATGCAGTCCACCTTTGGATTCGAATCAATTGCCGTCAGCAACTGGTCAATGTAATCGTTTGATACACGATCATCGTCATCCAAGAAGCAAACGAACTGCCCACGAGCAGCGTGGAGCAGCACATTCCGCTTTTCGGAAATGGTCTGCGAACGGTTGTCGTTGAACATCAGGATCTCAACCGACCGCCGATCTCCCAACTGCCCCTCAAGTGTCTTGATGAGATTACAGGCTTTTTCGATTCGGGACGGAATAGACAGAATAAGAATGCTTAAAAGGATTTCACTTGACGGTACTGGCATTTTCGCTCCTGTTTATTTGAACCATCCAACATCCTTCGCCCCACGGATCGCTATACGACTTATATCCGACACCATATCTGTCTTCAAATTTTTCAACGCCTTCTCCCAAAGCACTATGAACCGCTTCTCTAACCGGAGTACACCATCCGTAATCATGTCCTGCCAAAATGGATCCGTTTTTCATTTTTGGAAGCCATGCAAGTATATCTGCCTTACATTCTTCGTAAGAATGATCGCCATCAATAAACACAAAATCGAGAGAGTTCTCCCAATATTTTTTTGCAGCATCCGTAGACCGCATCCGCACCGGAGATATGATGTGATTCACTCTCTCGGTATTACTCAAAAAAACATCAAACAGTGTTTTACCAGTGGGCATCCATGTTGGATTGGGACATCCCTCTCCATCAGACCAATGATCCACACAGTCAAACTTGATTTTTTTTCTTGAATTGTGTATTTCTACTGCCATGAAAGAAGCAGATTGTCCTTTCCAACATCCAATTTCCACAAAGTGACTTCCGGTTCCAAAATGTTGAACCATTGCTCTATACAAATTTGGATAGGTGAACAGTTGCTCTTCAAAAATTGATTCATTGCAATAGTGTTTAATAGTTGTCATTTCATAGTCTCCATGTAGAATTTATTAGCAGCACGCCTCTTGAATGTCTCCCCATCCACACCGTACATCTCTGCGTTCTCGTTACGGGCGTGGAGGGTATCAAACGGCTCACTTGTCCACTGATGTTGAATAATGCACAGATCACAACGGCGCAGTTTATTCAGGGTGGCACAAACCTGTGTCTGCTCGTTGTCGCAGTACAGGGACTTGTATTCAGGATTGTAAATGTATCCGAACTGCTTGTACAGGGGGAAGCCCATGACCGTGAGAGTCATCAGCGCATCTTCCTTGGGGCGCAGCCCGTCCCAAAACTTGATTGCACCGTCAAAGTCGGGGAATGTGTTTTGGAATGCAGAGAAGATGATGTCATCGTAACCCATTTGCACGGGCACCATGTCATCAGACGCAAGCAGCAGCACATCGCCGTCTACGCCTTCTAGGTTGGCATTACAGGCTTCAATCTTGCTCTTGGAGTGCCCGTAGAAGCACTCAATCTGTGCGTTCTGTGCGCGAGTAGACAGCCATTGCTGCATCTCGGGATTGTTCATGGTGGGATCGTCTTCGTCCATCGTGATGATGAAACGAACATCGTTACGCCCACTCAAAAAGGTGAGGTAACGGGTGAATACGCTTTTGAATTTTTCAGGTCGGTTCCGCGTTGGGAACTTGATCACAAGTCTGTTCATAATATATCTCCATTTTCAATCTTCAGGCTTCATCGTTTTCTTTGACCGCCCTATGTGGTATTTAGGGCAGAGTTCCCACTCGCCCTTTTCCTTAAACGGCAAAATCTTTATTTTGTTCAGCGGAACCTTGTCTACAATCTTGGTTTTGTCCACGATCTTGATCAGTCCCCACTCCTCAAGCAGACACGCAATGGTGTTGCGCCGCCCAAGATCTTCGGAATTGATTGAGGTTGGCAGATCATCCAGCGCAAACATTTCCTTGAAGTGGACAATGTAGTACTTGCCCTTCTTGTGAAGGATATGACACGATTGCCAGAGTTTCTTTTCGGCTCGGGAAGACACGCCAATGCGCGTCAGGGTTTCACGGACTTTCAAAAAATCATCAGGCTTTTGTAGGCTAACCTCTAGCAGATCACCTGTTTCAAGGTCGATATAGCGTTCATCTTGTTCCATGTTCTTGTTCACTCCGAATACTTTGAACCGACACGGAACTATTTAGATTATTTGTGTTTTCCGCCCTTGTCTACAGCCGCCACTATTTCATCCACATCGGATTCAGACAGCACTAGTACGGCTTCACGGGCTTTACTGATAGAGAAGCCGTAGTATTCCGCCAAAGCGGCTACACGGGCATCCTCCTCGCGCTTGAGCCACTTGGAGAACCGCTTGCGGGGACGCACCGCACCGCGCAGGAAATCAAAGTGCATTTTTGAATCCAAGTGGGGGCGGGTGTTCATCTCGTTTGCAGCAAACAGCGTGTCAGGGAAATACGACAAGCAGCGCGTCACCACGAACGGGGGATACGACTGCTTCGTATACGACTCGCTCTCGTCCAAGAGCGGTTCCTTGTTCACATTGATGGCATTCAAATAATCAGACAGTTGGTGGCTCACTTGAACTGTACCTCCATCATCAACTGCACAAGACAGGCGGTGAGATTGATCTCTGCATCAGCCGCAAACGCTGCCTTGTATTGGTAATCAGCCAGCACAAGAATGGCTTGAGGAATAGAACCACCTTCCACGGTGTCGTACAGCCCATCGTAAATGGCACGATAGACGCGAGTCTGATCGTTGTCCAAGTTCTCCACCACCCACTTACGGACAGCCCCAAAGTCCTTGGCTTTCATGGACTTCACAAGAGTCTTGATATGCACATCCCCGATGGTTTGCAGCATACCCACATCAATCTTGCCCCCTGCTGCGTACCGCTGCAACTCGTTCAGAGTGCGGCGGAAGTCAGGAAAGAACTTCATAATGAGTTGAGCCACCACCTTCTCATCGTATTCCACACCCTCCGCTTCAAGGATTTCCGTGACCCGCGACAGGAAACGGGAAGCAAGTGCTGGCTTCGCCTTGTTGGGAATGCGGAAGTCAATACAGGTGCATCGGGAGTGCAGAGGCTCAATCACCCGATTCTTGAAGTTACAAGTCAGAATGAAACGGCAATTATCCGAAAACTCCTCCATGAAACCGCGAAGGGCGGGTTGAGTGGACTGAGCGTTTGAATAATCAAACTCGTCCAGTATCACCACCTTCTTGACCCCATCGGTCAAGGACACCGTGGAAGCAAAACTGCGAATCTTGGTACGGAGGGTATCAATATTTCCGTCCTCAGAGCAGTTGATTGTCATGGTATCACAACCCAAATCATTACAAAGAGCCTTCGCCACGGAAGTCTTGCCACAGCCTGGTCCTCCCGACAACAGGAGGTTCTGTGGTTCTCCCCGTTCGACCATTAGCACGAAAGTGTCGTGCGTTTCCGATGGCAGAATGCAGTCTTCCACGGTCTGTGGACGATACTTCTCAACCCAAAGACCCTTCACGGTTTCTGATGTAGTCACGAATTAAGCCTCGTATGTAGAATCGGCGTTTAGTGCAATCCAATAAGTCAGGGGTTCATTCTTGTTGGAGAAGGACGAAACAACCTTCTCCGAAATGGCTACGGTGTAATCACCAGGCAGGATCTTGAGATTGTCCACATCGAAAATGAATTCAAAGGTGGCATCTGAAGTGTTATCCCCAACATCTACAGAATAGAAGTTGGAAGTAACATCGCTCTTGTCAACAGCAGCGAATTGGATCTTGGATCCGTCATCAGAAGAACGAACACACAACTGCCCAACCTGAAGCACAGACGCTGCCTTAATGATTTCACTGAAATCCTTTGCAGTCAGGTCAAACTGCACCACGGGCTTGGGCATACTGATCTTCTTGCTTGTGGATGTTACAAGACGAGGATCGCAGTAGTAGTATCGCACACTAGACTTGCTGCCCTGCACCGTGATGTAGGTGTCTTCAAACACGAACTCAGGATCCTTGAACAGACTCACCGTGCCAAGAAACTTGTTCAGATCCCAAATAGCAAACTGCTTGGGAAAAGTTTCGTTCACCTTGGCTTCGGCTAGAATGTTCTTCGTGGACGACAAGGTGTTCAAGGTGTTACCCTCGTTCACAATGATGCCCGAATTAATGGACGCAAAGTTCTTGAGAATATCAAGAGTTTGTTTTGAAATTGTTACTGTATTAGTCTTGGTCATCGTCATAATCCAAATCTCGCTTTCCTGCGTTATAGTCTTCCACAAATCGCTTCAGATGATCTTTCTCATCGTGTCTGATGCGACTCTTATGCTTTTGCTCCACACTCTTTCGTGCCTTCTTAGCGGCGGGATCTCGGTTGTCGTACTCGTATCGGTTTTGCATTTCAGAAATCCTGGATATCTCCAACTAGGTTTCGTAGTCCCTTCTCTATCATGTAGTTCAGAATCTTGGCGCGAGAGGGTGTGAAAGGTTTATTCCATTCCAATTCAATCTTTGATTCGTACTCGGTTGGAATATTCAGCAAATTGATCAGGGTGTTGTTCCTGTTCCAATTAACTGCGTATTTGTCAGACACCTTTCCCGTGTCCGCGTATTCTTTGAGAATTTCAGTCATTCGCTTTTGAGTGATGGGCTTCTGTCGCTTTCCTGCGTCCATGAAGCAGTCATCATCCGACAGCAGGTTGGGTACACCGTCAGTGGAATCACCCTTCACGATATGCTCAAGCAGAAACTGCTGTGGATTGTCCACCGTGATAAACTTCTTTTGGATGGGCGCGTACTGTGTCACATTCTTGTGGATCAGTAGTTGACCAAAGTCCTTGTCTCCGCTGAGAATAAGAATCTTCTCGGT